GTCTTTCTCCTTAGTGAACTCTTGTCCGATTGATTGTTTAACACCTACTTTCTTAGCAAACTTAGGGTTGTTAGCCACAGCTTGCATAAACTTTTGTTGCTTTTTACTTACGGCGGGCATTTACTTATTTACCCTGTTACTACTTGCTTCAGGTTTTCGTTTTACAACCTGCGGCATTATAGTTTTAGTTTTATTACTTCTCATTCTTTGGATGGTTTTGGTTTCCCAAATTCTAATACCCGTCCATACAATTGTAAATATTGCAGCTAAGTGAGGAAGCCATGATAATAAAGTTCCTACCGCTGTAAAGATAGACGCGAAGTCTAATAAGTGTTTTGTTGAATCATCCATTTTTAACATTTCCATCTTTTTCTTGCCTGTCTAAGTCTAGAATTAGGATTTTTAGCTGCTTTAGGAAATTTTTTCATTTGCCCTGCCGATCTTGCACAAAATGATTTACGTCGTTTTGCATCTTTAGAACCTTTTTTAACTTTCCCTGTTACTGCTGTTTTTAACTTACTGCCCGGGTTTGCTGCTCGATAAGCTTTTACACCTTTCTTTGTCATCCCCGCGCCTGTTTTAGTCTTTCTAAAATTACCAGACTTAACAGAAGTCTTTATACCCATTCCCCGTTTTTTTTGAGTTGCCATTATACGCAATCCATTTGTGCCTCAACCCATCTACGAAGCTCCTCAAGTCGCTCTTTATCTGATTGAGTTTCTTGAGGTTCTTCATTGGGTTTAGGGTTGTCGTCCATAGTTTATCCACAGAATACCGTTAATGACGTAACTGCAGCTGTTTGAGTTAATACCCCAAACGATGCAAGTGCATCATTTCCGTTAATTAAAATTCCATCACCGGGTAAAGCCATTTGTTGTGACTCGACTGCAGCTGGAGTAGCTATACTTAATAAAACTCTATCGGATGCTGCATTACCATTTAAGGTTAATGTAACACTACCTGCTCCTGCAGAACCTACAAAATAAAATCCTTTCATTCTTGCTCTTGGTAAAGCAGTTCCATCAGCAATAGCATTACCAATACTTACATTGGTTGCTACAGCTGCATCGGAAGAAATGCTAGTAACTTTAGAATAATAGTTTGTGGAAGTTGCAGTGTCGGTATCAACGCCAGCTACAGTTTCAGTGGTTACTGATTGAGTTAGATCCCCAACCTTGTATCCAGTGATAGTAAATGTAGCAGCAGTTGCATCGCCTGCACAAGTAAATAGAATTTGATAACCAGCCCCATTATCTAGAGGCTGATTAGTAAGTAGTGTTATATCTCCTGCGCCAGCAATAGCGGCACCTGCTCGATATAACCCAGCTGAAAAACTAGGAGTGACGGCCCATATATCTGTTGTTAAAGCCATGTCTTTTCTCCTATATGTTAGCTAAATGGTGTCACTGCTGGTGCAGCAACATTTGGATTAATTAGAGTTGCTTCTACAAACCAAACGCCATTAACGCCTGCACCTGTAACTGCTTTACATCTAACTATAGATCCATATTCACCTGCAGAAGTAGTTGCAGTTAATGTGATTGTAGTAGCAGCTACGGCAGGGAAAGTTTCTTGAGCGCCTCCACCATCGTCTACAACTAAAGCTGAACCATAAAATGCATCAGTAGCTCGTCCAGTATTAATTACTACAGTATTACCACCTGTTAAATCAGCATTTAAGAAAAACTCAAACTCCATACCTGTATTGTTTAATTGGTTAGGGTTTGTTGTATCATCGGGTGTAGTTGCATTAATGATTGGTAAGTTCAGTATATAACCTGCATCGGTTAATATAAGAGTTTTACCTGCGTGTCCAGGGGACACTACGTTAGCTGGTGTTACGCCATCAGGTGAAGCTGCGACAGGAAGAACAGTTAAAGCTGTGGTACCTGCAGCCATTGTAACTACATTGTTGACGCCTGAGCCTACAAAGCCACCAAGCGATTGAATTGGTCCTGAAAAGGTTGTTTTTGCCATGATTATTTCTCCATACAAAGTTAAGCTTATCTGTCGTGTATGCGTCTGCTGGGGCAGTCATGATAAGCTGGTTGTTCCCAGATAATTAATGTTACACGTTTTCATGCCATTATACAACAAAAAAGGGACCGAAGTCCCTTTAAGTTTGTTGTTAATTTAAGTCTCTATTTTAACAACTATTTGTTCATTACGTACATAGTTACTTCAAAACCGAATCTCATTTCTGTTGCTGATGGTGTTGTCCAAGCCATGATAGTTCTCCTTTATCTATAGATTTCAGCAGTGCTGATAAAAGAATTATATCCAACGATTTTATTAGTGTACTACGTATATTCATGAGTTTAATTAAAATCTGGAATAACTAAGGGCTTTCTTAATTCTAAACTGCGCAATTCGTCTTTAGGTAATTCATTTTTTATTTCTTCACTATAATAGGTATTAGGATTTTTATGTTTTTCTGGATTTTCTTTAATGTCTTTTATAATCTCATCATAATAAGATCCACCTCCTTCCGGCGGCCGGCTTTCAATTTCTATACCCTCTACAACGCCTTCACATTTTTTAGCAAGTGTAGAAAATTGTGGTGGTAGTTTTTTGTTATTATATCTTTTACACATCTTTAATAATTCTAATTGTTGAGCTAATTCCATGTTTTCTAAAATTAAAGTTTTAGTAGTATCAGTGCAATTACTTCCTAAATACCAAGTCCATCTAACCCCTATACGTCTATCTGAACCGTCTCCATAATTACTATTATTATTACTTATACTGTTTGGATAGGTATTTGAATGTGCACTATCTCTTTCGTTGTAAGAAGATTCAATAGATACATCTCCAGTACGACATTGTTGAAAATATCCTTGTAAATAGTCATTACGACTATGAGCCATAGAACTATAGAGGGTTGTTAAAACTGCAATGGTAGGAGTTACCGGAAATACAGTTAAAAATATAAGTATTTTAACGATTAAGGTCTTTAAGGTCATATGTATGTTCTCGTACTTGATCAGCTAATACTCGATATAAGTCTTCCCCCATACGCATAGATGCTTCTATTTTAGCTACATCAGCCTTAACTTCTGCTAGTTCGCTTGCTACATCTTGTTTGGAAGTGTTTAAAGTTTCTTTATTACTAGCTAAACTAGTTTCTAATCGTTCAATTCGTGCTGCATTTCTATCAATAGTATCTGTTAATTCCACAATATATTTAATTCCCGTGAAAGTACCCACGACTACTGAAGCCACGACAGGAACCATAACTATATTACTTTTAAGAGCGTCAACAATTTTCATGTGTATATTATACCGTAAAAAAGAAAAACCCAGCAGAGAGGAGCTGGGTTTTTCAGGGAGTGGCGCTTTAATTAAGCACCTGGTGAACCCCACATACCGAGGGGATCTGACCAACCGAATGAATATCTTTCACGGGCTTTGTATCTAACATTACCTGTGTCGAAATCACCGTCCATAGAAGTAGTAAGCGGAGTTCTTTCGAAATGCTTCATACCGTTAGGAACGTCAGTTGTTAAAAAGTAAGCATCGCCATCTGTTAAGAAGTGATTTACTGAATAACCTTCTGGAATTGCACCATTATTTCTCAATGCATTGATGTCGTTATCAGCAGTAGCAACACGAAGTTGTGTGTCTAATAAACGAGTAGCAACGAATTGTAGAGCTGGTGGAATTACCAACTTACGAGGTTTAGCAGCAATCAATAGACCTCTTTCATCAGTCCACGCTGCAATTTGAATCACTGCGTTTTCTAATGCTGTTTCGTTAAGATCTGTTGGTGTTGCTTGTGTATTACTATTAGTACCACCACTTACTAATGGGTGGTTAACAACCGCGGCTGCAGCGTTAGTACCAAATAATGATACGTTATCGCCACCTAAGAAAGCACCGTTGAAGCCATTGTTTAAAACATTAGCTGCACGAACTTGCTTAGTATTTGCCATTGAACGAGCAAGAGCTTTAGTATAACGAGCTGAAAGACTATCATATAGATTATCTTCAACTGCTTCTTCAGTTAAACTGAAGCCTAAAGCAATTGTTACGTGGTTGTATCTAGCTGTAAAAGCTTCTTGTGCATTATCATATGCAATAGCTGCTCCCTCAGACTTAAGAGGTGCGGCTGCAAAGCCAGCTAGTTTTGTTTCTTCTTCAAAAGAACGGTCTGAAGATTCAGTTTCGTAAATCTCTTTATGTTCTTCTCCGTAACGCGCATATTCTAAACCGAATAAAGCGTTAAGTCCTGGTAATAGCTCCTTAAGGAGCTGGGCTCTTGAAATTGCCATAATTTATTCTCCTTAATTAGATTCCAGTTGCGTTGTCATATGAGTGAATACCCGCATTAAACTTAATTAATAAGTCTGTAAATGCATCACCCACGGTTGAAGTTGGACTATCTACAAAGTCAACAATACGGAAAGCAATAGTTGCTGTTGTCGCTGTTGTAGAAGATACTGCAGTATTAGAGTTACCATTTGTAGTATCGCCTGTAGTTGTAGATTGCACCGCTGCGAAGTTAGTATTCTGACCTAAGTCAGCTTGTGTCACTGCGCCGTCCGCTTGTGCTTGAAAAATTACATCTGGGTCGTCAACAATATATGCTAAAGCGTCAGCTGCCACTGTGCCTGTTGGCCAGTTTTGTCTAAACACTACTGTGCCGAGGTTAGGGTCTGTGTAAGTACAACCTACAAAAACACCAATAACACCAGCAGGGAATGCGTCTGCGTTGTTACCTAAATCTGTAACAATTTCAACAGTTCCCGCAGCTACGATTGCAACAACCGAGCCATTGTATATATTAGTTCCGTACGCAGAAGCAATCGGTAATAAGCGTGTAGCACCCGCATATGGGGTTCCGCCTAAATGGTTTACTGCTCTTAGCCCATAGGGCGTAGCTGTAGTTGCCATAATTGTTTCTCCTTATTTATTTCCCCTTTCCAAACTTAGTACCACCTGTTTCTTGACCTTCAGCAAATTTAGGCATACGCGGATCGTTTTGATTCATGTATGCAGCATCTACTGCTTCGGTCTGTGCCCGTGTTTTATCTTTAACATAGGCTGATCTTTGGTCTATAAGTTCTTGAGGAGCTTTACATAATAGTAAACCACCAATTTCCACACCATCTTTATAGTTGGAATTAGGGTCTACCGCTAATTGAATCTCTGGGTGGTCCGAGTGTTTTACCGGTTCCCAGCCTTCACGCATTTTTGAAGAGACGTTCATGTTATCAGGTTCATTTAATAAAGAAACTCTGACCCAACGATATGCCCATCCTGCTTGTTTATCAAACTCCGGTAGGAGTGAGGCAGGTTGCCATTTCTTTGGTTCATCTTCTCTTTCTTCTGTTGCTCTTGATTTTCTTTTTATTGCCTTATCCATTTGCGTTCTCCAATTTAATCATTTCTTTTGCATATTGCTCCGGTGTTAACTTAAGCTTTTTAGCGAAAGCAACTTGTGTTTTCGACAATCGTACTTTTTTTGGCGCGGTACTTCGCGTTGCCGGTGCTACTACATTAGAAGGTTTGCGTTGGCTAGGTTTCACCTCCTCCAACGAAGTTTCCCCAAAATTTTCAGGGAATCGTTTTTGCATCGTTTCGTCAATACGATGGTAATACACATCAGATGTAGGATCTATCCCACTTCTAACTAATTTTTCATGCACTCCTAAAGCTAAAGATGTCATTTCTTCGTCTTTACCAAACCACTGATTTTTTTCCTGCCATTCTGTGGCACGAGAATCAGGGGCTGGAGCTTTTGGTTGTAAGCTTTCTAAGTTACTTTGTACACTATTTTGATCCTCTTGTCTATCATATTTATATTGAGGTTTAATATTTTGTGCAGAAGAAACTTTATATTGAGCATCATTCATTGCTGCTTGAGCTTCAATAATTTTTTCAGTATCTCCAGAATCATAAGCTTCACGATAATCTCGTTTAGCTACTAATAAATCTGAAGTATACTTTTCTTGTAATGTCTTTAAATAATCTTCTTCCCCAGAACTTAATGTAGTTCTAAGTTGTTGATTTTCTCCTAATACTTTTTGTGCATAATTAACAGCTTCTTCTTTTTCGCGAGCTGCTTGTTCTTTAGCTCTACGTTCATCATGCCACACTTTTTTAAGTTGTGCCATTCTTTGCTTAACACGCTCAGAATAATCTTCTAAAGTATCAGTTTCTAGTTTCTCAACCATCTCTTCAGGTAAAGGATCTTTATTTTGATCTTCAGGAGGAGTGTCGTCTACTTCTTCTACTTCAAAAAGTTCTTCTTGTTTAGGAGGAACGTTAGGTTTCTGCTCTACTCGTTCAACATCTGCTGTAGATTTTTCAGGCTTAGCTTCTGCTTCTTTTTTGCCCTCATCTAAATCTACTTCTAATTCTTCGCCTTCCATTGGTTGTACTTCTTCGTCAGGCACTTCATTTATAATTTCAGCCATGTTATTCTCCTATGCGCGTTCGTAGCCGCGTGGGTCATCGACCACTGCTTCTACGGTATCGTCGTTAATAATGCGGAATTCTTTTCCGTGAATTTTAATTCTTGTCCCTGCATAAGCACGGGTAATAACGAAGTCACCTTCTTTACACCACGGGCCTTCTGGAAACCTTTCTTTATCTTTGTAAGCTAAATCTCCTAACTGCATAACAAATAAAACTACAGTTGAATGCTCTTGTATTTGTTTTACAGATTCTGATTTAAGAATACTACCATCATAAGTATCTTCTGCTTCAGGCACCATACATAAAATACGATAGCCTTTAACATCAGGTAGTTGTGTAGTAAGTTTAGCTAATGCTTCATCCTCACTTACTTTTTTACCTTCAGTGGTAGTTGTGTTTTTAGGTTTTTGAATAGGTGCTCCAGAACTGGAGACTATCGTTTTGTCCGGGGTAGCTATACTCATTTTTTACCCCTTTTTGAATCTATTTTAACCACACTGTCTGTAGACGTAGACTCAAAATCTTCATCTTGTTTTTGGTGAACAGCAAGCATCTCTGCAATAAGATTTTGGACAATCATATATCCTTTTGCTTCTCCAACTGCTGATAGATAAGCTTCAAACTTATCAGTTCCCCTACCCATAGCTTCTAACAATGTTTTGCGTCTTTCTTCTATTTGGGTTGATAGAAGCATAAGCGTTTCTTTCTCTGCCATTTTTTATTCCTTTTTGTTTAGTTGAGTTTCATCCTTAAGTTTAGTTTCTTTTACCTGAGTTTCGTCTTTTAACTTTTGCACGTGTGCTTGAGTTTCATTACGTAACCTAGATTCCTTTTCTCGAAGGTCTATGTCTTTATTTTTTTGGACAACATCAACGCCCATTTTAGCTCCTTCAAGTAATTCTTTTGCTTTAATTTGTTTATCATCAGTAACTGCTTTAGCTCCTAGTTGAGCTCCTGCAATTTGTTCGTTAGATTCAATTCTAGCTTTTTCTAAAATCATATCTCGTTGAACATTAGTTGATAATTTTTCTTGCTCTAACATTAATTTAGCTTTATCAAGTTCAATGTCAGCTTGTGTTTTTTGAACTTTCATTCTTAGTTCTTCTTGTTGCATTTGAATCAATGGATCTTCTTGTAATTTTTGTGCTTGTCTTTGAGATGCGTCAGCTTGATTTTGTTGTAACAATTTTTGTGCTGCGTCAGCTGAAAGTCTAGCTACTTGATTCTGAATATTTTCTGGCATTACTTCGCCTTCTTCTGGAAGTGGAACACCTAATTGTTTTTCAATTTCTAGTCGGTATTGGAAAGCTAAATGTTCTGCTAAATGAGCTTCCATCGCTGCCTGCATTTGAGGAGCTTTTGGATTTTGTCCTACCATTTCACGCACTAGCGGGTCATCTCTGAATGTTCGGTGTACTTCAAGATGAGCTTTGTGGTCTTGAAATAAAAATGCTTTAACAGGAGTTCCATTTAACATGTTCATATTTTCAGAAACTGGGTCTAAAGGTTTAGCATCGTCGTCAGTAGGAATAAGTTTGCCAATATTTTTAACGCCTAATACTTCAAGCATTTGTTTATTAAGTTCTTTTAAGTCATAAATATCAGGGTTTTGTTGTGCCATTTGCATAACTGCTTGATACTGTACAACTTTCTGTGCCATGGTTGCAGCATTTGGATCAGCTACAGGAATAAGTTGGACTTTATTGTAGTCTTCTTGTTTAGCACCAGGTGTTCCTGTTGCAGGGTCGTATACATAATTAGGGTCTGTATAATCCCGTATTAAAATTTTAAGTAAATCAAACTCTTTTTTCATTGAGTAATAGATACGAGCATTAACTGCTGACATTACTTTCAATGTTCGCTCGAGTATAGCAAGTGTAGAACCTACAGGAGAATTAGCTGACATATCCGATACTTTCATATCTGCAGCAGAAGCAAAGCGTCTACCTTCATCAATAATTTTATCCATCAAAGCAGCAAGCACTTGACTTGGTTCTTTATACGGAAGTGGTAATAAGTTATCACGCAGTGTGCCAGCCGGCGCGTCTACATCTCTCCACTCTGCTGGACCAATTGGTGTATCATCACCTTTAATACGTAAGCCTCTAGATTTAAAACCGCCTGGAAGATTTGATAATGTACCTGCGTCAACTAATTGTCTTAATAACATTGTTCCTGATTTGGAAAAGCCTCCAATCAAATGAATCAAACCAAAACAATAAAAACCAAATCCTGGAATATAGCCATAATGAACAAAATGTTCACGGCGTTTTTGTTGACTATCTTCTTGTTTCCAATTACGACGAATAGCTAATACTTCTTGTGTGCCCTTATCGATCGTAACTATATAAGGTAATGCTATTCCAGTTTTGCCATCTTTATCTTCGTCTTCGTAACCTTCTAAATCAAGGTTGACGTTCATCTCTAATATTTTATAACGATCATCATTAGTAGCATCAAAACCCATTTGCTCTGCAATTTTTTTCTCTACTTCATCTAGGTCATAGTCAGGCTCGCCTAGTTCTACATCTCGATAAAAACCAAGGTGTTGTAAGGTGTGAAGTTCTTGTTCTGTTTTACGCATAACATGAGTTATACGTTCAGCTGTTTCTAAGTTAGATGCACCGTAAGGTACTACCATATCTTCAGCTGGAACAAATATAGATACTTGGCGTTCTAACGCTGGATCATAATAAACTTTTTTAAATGCGTTACCTGCTAAACCTAAACCCCATAACATTCTTTCATGTTCAGGTCGGTACTCTGGCATACAATCCATCAGTTGATAGTTCATGTTTTCTTGTACACGTTGAGCAGCTTCAATACACTCATCAGTTTCTTTACCAATAATAGAAGTTTTCACAGGGCCTGCAGCTGGAAAAGTTTCCATCATTGTTTCAGCTTGGAATTTAACAAGTGCTTCGGAGAGTAGTGGGTGATAGACAGCGCATGCGCCTTCCCATGGTTCAGATCGTTCTTCAATTTTAAGGCCTAATAATTCTAAGCCATCAACATAAGTTTCTAACCAGTCTTTTCTTGAGTTAAGGTCATTAGTAAAATCTTCTAGTAATTCAGAAGAAAGTTCAGCCATGTATTTATCAGAAAGTTCTTCAGCTAAATTTTTATTAAACTCCTCATCTGCCATTGCATCAGGGTCAATAACTATTTCAGCGTCCCCTATACCAATAGTAACTTTTTCAGGGTCTTCTATTTCTATTTCAATAGCTTGTTCATCAATTGCTGCTTCTTCTATTCCAACGGGTGCTGCATATAAACCTTTATCTACATCAGCCATTTTTATTTACTCCTCATTTTATCAATGACTTCTTCTACTTTTCGGGTAATTCTGTACCATACCACATACAAATAGTCTTGAATAGCTTTTAGTTTTCGTTTTAGTTTTTTCATAGTGCATATAACCTCTTTTGTCCGCGACCTTTAAACATTTCTATTTCATCTTCTTCGTCTAAAGGTAATCTTATAAATCCACCTTGTCTAAATCTAGCTAATGCTAAAGTTGTAGCATCCACCAAGTCATCATTAGCTCCGGCAGGGAAATCATTACATTCTTCTATTAGTTCGTGTGCCCATCGTCTATCGGGAGCCCATACTACACCCCCGCTAAACAAATCAGATACTGCATTTACCCGACTTATTTTGTCTTGGCCTTTCCCCGGAGTGAACTCACCCACTGGAATACCCATTCTTCTAAATTCTTGGTAAAGTGCTGCACCATTCGATTTTTTCTCTACAATAAAAGCATCCGGCTCCCAGTCTTGGTACTCTTCAATACATAACTGCTTAAGTTCTGGAAACTCTAGCCTTTTCTTTATAGCATTTAACAGTATTATAGCGTAGTTATTTGTTTCTTCGTTAAAAAATACGCCCCATGTTGTTAATGCGTTGTAATCGGCTCTTGTATGTGACTCTTGTGCTGCATCGAGTGTCATTATAGTAAATTCACAAGCAGGAGGGTCTTCTTCTTCCCATATATTCCACCATTCTCGCTTAATAAGTGCCCCTTCTTCCGAAGTTGGGTTCTGTAAGTACTGCGCATTCCAATATCTTACGTCTAATACACTACGTTTCTGTTGTAATTCCTCTAATTCCCAAAATTCTGGCCATAATGCGCGTTCTATACCTTTATTATCTGTTAATATTGCAGGAAATTCCACTATTTCCCAGGGGTCTGCCTCATCATTCTTAGTCATTTGGTTCATTATCTGGCCAGTAAGGTCTAATTTAGACCATCTTGTCATGACAACAATAATAGCACCACCAGGCATAAGCCGCTGAATAGGACCAGATTGAAACCATTCCCACGCCGGTAAGAAAACATCCGACCTATTTTGTTTAGCATCCTGCTCTGAATGAGGATCGTCAATAATGAATAAATCAGCACCCCTACCTGCCAAAGCACCCCCCACGCCAATAGCGAAATACTCACCGTTATAGTTAGTGCCCCAGCGAGAAGCCGATTTACTGTCTGCTTGAAGTTCAACATTTGGAAATATCTCCTTATAAGGTAAGGAACCTACTAAGTTTCTCACACGTCGTCCAAAGTTAACTGCTAAGTCAGCAGTGTGAGAAGCCATGATTACTTTTTTACCTGGATACTTCCCTAAAAACCAAGCTGGCGCAAGATAACTTATCATCTCACTTTTACCGTGTCTTGGTGCAATGTTTACTACGACTCTTTTTTTAATTCCATTAGCAATGTCTTGAAAGATTTCTGCTAAGTGTCTGTGATGTGCTCCTATAATATACCCAGGATAAACGTGCTTAATGAAATCTAAGAACGATTCTATTCCTATCTCTTTCTTCATCTCTTTCTGGTATTGCTGGAGTAAAGCCAGATTTTTGCGCTTCTCTTTATCCGGCATCTGAGGCAAAGCTCTTTCTAGTAAACTTAAATCTTGTTTACTTATCATCTTCGTCCTCGATAACTTCTCCTTCAATAATAGTCCCCTTAAGTTGTTCTATTGTTTCGAGAAGTTCTTTCTCCAGCTCATCGCCAGACTTGGTAATGTGGGTAATCTCGGTTTTCTTTTTAAATGCATCAACACCATCAATCTCGCCTATGGCGCGTAAGGCAGCTATCTTATCTCTATCGTTTTGAGCCATAGCTACTAGCTGCACAAAGTTGTTAACTACAAAAAGTTTAAGGTCTGCCAGTTCTTCTACTATCATGCAGTTAGTTTGTCCTACTAGTCCCGCAAGGAATGCCATCGTTCCATTAGGGTAATCTGCAAACTCTGGTTTAAGTTTCTTGTTAGTCATCATTTCTCGTGCTATCTCTTGGGCTTGTTCTTGGTGTTCTTTTGATGGTGTAATGTCTTCGCCTTTAATATCAGAAAGTTCTTTGATTGTAGTAGTTCGTACTTTAAGTTCCTGCTCAGTAGTCATTTCTGGTATGGCTTCTTTCTTACTCTTAGGTATACGAATGTTAGATTCTACTTGCGGCATAACGCTCGCAGGTTCATCTATAAGATCGGATTCTTCCGCCGGGGATAATTGGGGTATTTTTAGTTTGCTCACGTGTTCGCTGTTACACCTTATATTAATTGCAGCTATAAGTTGCTGAGTATAACTAACTAATTAGGGAAAGGCAATGACCTAATAATAATAAAAACCCTACTATGTATATGTGTATATTTTCCATAGCCGTAGTATACGTCCTTTAGCTAGTTAATGTGGTAGTGAGAACCATTCGCGTTTTTGAGAATTTTTTGCGAAATATTTTTTTGATTGGCCTTTTATTTAGGTACCGGGGGGTATACGTAAAGTAAGGGGGTACCTTCCCAGATATCGGGAAAATATTGGATTATTTGAGTAAATTAGTATGTATATACTATTCTATATTTTTGTTTATAAAGTGGTGCATAGGGGGGGCGTGGGGTTTGATTGGGTATGTAAAGTTTGTTATAATATGGGTACACCAACGAAATTGTTGGCACACACAAGGGAGCAAAGATTATGGATATAGCAGAAAAAAACATGGAAGCAAGCTTAAATTTGTTATTAGTAGCAGTAGAATATTATGAAATGAACCACGATACGGGGGAAGAAGAAAGCACAGAAAGACATAAAGCTAACGTATGGAAAGCTTATAACAATATTAAGCAGGAGGTAACAGAATGAAAGATGAAACTTATGAAGAAATGGAACGACGCTTAACTATCAGGTCTTGGACTTTAATAACCATTGCAATGCTTCTACCATTGCTACCAATGATTTTAATATACTTTTATGGATAGGGTTTCCTGTGGGGGGTCAAATGGGTTTCGGCCTGTTTGATCCTTTTTTTATTATTATATGAGAGGTAACAAAATGAATATAAAAACACAACCAACTTATGCTTTAAAAAATATGATTAAAGCATTATCAATGCACAAATGGTTAAATACAGAAGAAGAAAATCAAAGAGTATTACTAGCTAAACAAGAATTAAAAACAAGAGGGGGTAAATAACAATGGAAGACAATTTAAGTAACAGAATATATAAAGCAAGATTTCCAGAACGTAACGACTTTACAGTTCCGGTAGATTTAACAGAGCAAGAGAAAAACGAATACGCTTCGATGATAACTAAAGGGTGCAGAGCAAACACAAAAGCAACTATTCGAAGACTTGTAGAAGTTCCGTTAAGTCTCTGGAGTGATC